TCTGGCGTAGGAATGTTCGACATTTCAACACCTTATACAAGTATTGTTACAGTTTAATTTAACAAGGCGCACTCAGCAACTCTGCGCTTTGTCAGACCTGCTAGAACTTTACCACCGCCCTTGTTCCATAACATAAGTTGCTCTTTAGCCCCTTCCCAATCTTGGGCATTGATTTTGCGCTTGAGAGTAGATGTTTGGAGTCTGCCAACGCCCAAATTGTAGGTGAATGAAACCAGAGAATTACACTTCCTTTCATCTGTCAGAAGGATGGGGCAGTTTCTGACAACGCCTGGCAAGTAGGTATGTTCCAACTCAACCATTAATAGCGCATAAGCCTCTTTCTGGCTCATTGGAGGGTCATTTAACGTGACCTTTGTACCATTGGCATAGTAGGTAGACCCGTAGCCAATTGTCGGCACGTTAGCAGGGCAAAGGTAGGGCTTGCTTTTAAAGCCCTCAAACCTTATACATAGTTCTGCTGCCAGTTCTAAGTTCATAACCCACGCTTAGACAGAGTTCTATCAAGAAACCAGTAGTTTATTGTTCCTGCCAACAAAGCAGAAAAGTCTGGTGTCATCATTGTTTTGAAAACTTCAGTAGCGGGAGCACCACCTAACCATGCGTTATAGGCAAACCAAACATGGATAAATGACCAAACGAATAGTACCCAATATGTTACTACTGGACGCACAGATGCGGATAAGGATGCGACCCATCCACCTGCCGCTTTAACCATCGTTGCCTGCTGTTCTATAGCTGATTGGAAGGCATCCATCACGCCTACGTCAATAGCGGCTTCTCTTTGTGCGCCTATTTCTGCGAGTTTCTGTTGACCACGTTGAGCCTCTAGATCGCATTGAAACTTGAACATATTAAGTTCATGTTGACGTTCATTCTTTTTATCAAGCCACTTTAAGACCTCTGGAGCCATCCGAAAGATGCCACCAAAGATTGAACCTAGTAAACCACCAGAAAGAATATCAAGCATTATCTGCCCCTTTTACAATGTTTTTCGTCTTCTTCATGTGATAGTTTTACACCTGCTAACAAACCAATAAATCCACCAATGATGGTCTGAAATGCGGGGCTTAACAGGGCGAATATTTCGTTGTTATCAACTTCTTTTGCCCATAACCCAAGAATGAAGGCACCAACCATTCCTAGTATGCAAATACATAGTGTTGCGCTAACCATAAAGGTTACATAGAAAGTCAGTCTGCCTCTTAAATCATTCATGCTTTCCCCTATACATAAACATCTAGTTTGCGGTTAGTGAATATCTCCATGCGGAGTCGCTCTTGAACTACTTTTTTTGTATAAATCTCAAACTCTAAATCTTGTAACTGAGCCTGTTTTAACTTTGCTAACTCATTTACCTTGTTCATTTCATGCTGTTTCTCTAGCTTAACTTGAGCAAGGTCATGTCTATCTGGATACCCTGATGGCTGAACAGTCGGGAACAATTTAATGGTATCAATCATTTCTTTTCCCTCTCAAGTGCGTTCTTGTATCCTTGAATTACTTTATGTCTTAACTCTGCACCATCGGCTGCACCAGCCCATTCACTCAAATTATTCCAGATGACGATAAAGTCGGTACTTTTGCATAACTTCTGATGGTTTGTAAGCCAAATAGACATTTGCTGATGACGCTCACTTGGGTTATGGATTGTGTAAGCTATTGCATAAAACTCACGCACACTACATAGGTCTTGACCCGTGGAGTGAAGCGATAGAGTTAAAACAAGTGCTATTAGCCATTTCACGGCATCGCCCAAACAATGATATAACTACCAAATACCACAAATAATGTGATGCAGACTGCCGCAATAATTGCTACAGTCCAATCTTTCATATTATCTTGGGAGCAAGAAACGCTCAGAATCGTACTGAGGCATCTGGCCTAAACCATAGTTTAGCAATGGATTGGAAGTTATTTGATTCAGTAGTCCTGGCGCTTGTGGTTGTGAACTAGGCAACATATTGCGTTGGAACATTGGTGATACTGCAACAGAACGCAATGTAGGTCTTGTGGCGGCACTCAATAAAACAGCAGGGTTCCCAGATGCTGCACTAGCAATACCTGCGGTTCCAATATCCAATGGACTAAAGCCTGGAACACTACCAATCCTTGCTACATTTTGGAAAGCAGTTGGATATGCACCTGCAGCATTTGCCAATGTTTGAAGTTCAGAAGGAACAATCTTTCCTTGTCTAGCAAGGTTTCCTAAATCAGCACCAGATATATTACCTGTTGTTGCATTCAATGCTTTTTCAATGGTGTAACTTTTTGCAATATCCTGACGGGCTTGCTTAAAGTTAGCCATTACATCAGGTTGATTAAAGTTTGTTAAATTACGCTCTGCAAGTGCTTCTAATTGTTGGGCAGCAAACTTTTGCGCTCTACCAAGATCTTTGTCTCTAGCATTAGCAAGAGGTGAAGAGTTTGTTTGTGCGCTATTTCTAAGTCTTTTAATTGACTCTACTAGCTCATCTCCATTAAAATTAATTTGCTTTAAATTATTTAACAGTTTTAATTCTGCAGATACATCTAAAGCTTTCATGTTTTGCAGTCTTGCTGTTTCTTTGCCAAGATCTGCAAAAAATTGTTTGTCTGCATAATATGTAGGATTAGCTCTTAAAGCATCGTATGCCAAACCTTTTTCAGCTCTAAATTGCTGCAACACTTGTGGAGTAATTTCAACATCAGGAGCAAGGTTTAAAGCTTTACGAGCTTGTTCGTTAACCAATTGCTGATTCTTAACAGAAGCGATTTGGCTTGTTTGTTGTTTTCCAGATATGCCCTCAATAAGCTTATTTATAAATGATGGATTAACTTGGGTTGGAGGCAATGTAGCGCCTTCAGCAATAGCCCGTTCTGCAACCAACTGAGCCTGAGTTAAATTGGCTGGCCTTCTAGGTGTTGTTAAACCACTAACAGTAGCGGTTGGCAATGTCATTAATGCACCAGCAGTAACTTCATTTGCTAGTTGCAAAGGATTGATAGTGCCAGTATCTGCGGCTTGTTGTGCAGCAGATGTTATTCCCGCAGTAGTTCCTCCAGTTAAAACATTCTGAGCCAAAGCAACAGTTCTTGGAGCCATTTGTGTAAGAGCAGTAGGTGTTCCTGCAACAAGGGATTTTTGTAAAGCGCCAGGCAATACTAAATTTGTAGGATCAAATACGCTAGTGCCAAAACCACCAACAAGCAGTCCTGGGCGCTCTGTGGCAACTTTATATGTGCCTTTCAGAATTTCACTAATGGATGGAGTTGGTGGAGCAATAGGTTGTTCTTTAGTGCGATCAATGCCAAGGTATTCATCAGATAATCCAAGCGCACTCAAACCACCCTTAATGCCTTTAGACATTAAATTAGCAGTACCAGTGATTAACTGCCCACTGGTAGTCTTGCCACGCAAAACATCTAATGGGTTAAAACTTGCCGCAACATCTTGCTGAAACTGAGTCTTAGGCTGAAATGCTTGCTGTCTAACACTCTGCATAAAGTCAGCAGTAGTAGTAGGAACTGTTTGTGTCTTGGGTGCTTGTTGTTGATTAGAAGCAAATGGCACAAAGTCATCAGTCGCTACAGTTTGAGTAGGCGCTTTAGTTGTTGTACCTTGTCCGAAAGGAACGAAATCATCATCAGTGGTAGATTTAGACATAAAGTTTTTAACCTTTTGAACATAGTTTTGTGTTTCTTTAAATGGAGGGATACCGCCATACTTGTCTACATTACCCAACCCTGCGTTATATGCGGCAAGAACTAAATCTGGGTTGTCGTATCTTTGTGATAACTGGTTTAGATATTTAACACCACCTCTTATGTTATCTTTCCATTCCATTCTATTAACACCGAGATCTTTAGCAGTATCACCCATTAACTGCATAGGACCATAGGCACGATCACCAGTTTTAGTCTTAGGTCCAATGGCATTAAAAATACCACCAGACTCTGTGTCAACTACGCCCTGTACCAACGAAAGAGGAACACCTTGGCGCTCTGCCTCTTGAGCAGCAAAAGCAAAGATTTCGTCCTTCGTAACCATTATTGACCTACTATGTATGTAGAGCCATCAGGCTTCTTAATTTTAAAAATATTACCATCTTTATTGCTGCCAAATGTAAAACCTGCTGGCATTACAGGAGTACCTTGTGAGCCACCTTTTTGCCATGCACTAACTTGCTCATTAAGGAATTGGTTAACCTTTGGATGGTTATACAAACGTGGGTTATCAGGAGAATTTGACCATGCCGTATAGACAGACTTAGGATCACCTGTATAACTATCAATAAATCTCTGACGGGCATCATCCTTGTCGGCAGCGGCAATCTCCAAAGCAGACACATATTTAGTTACAAACTTAGGATCAGTTACGCCAGTAGTAGCTTTGTCAACGATGCCGCCTTCAAAGGCATTGGCATTGCCTTTAATGTTGCCTAAGCCCTTTAAAACACCTTCAGAACGTGTTTTGTTTAGCAAATTAACATTCCCTACCAATGAGTCAAATTTATCACCGACACCAGGTATAGCCCGCATATAAGATGCGCCAGTAGCAAAGAATTCTGTAAGTTTATTTGGATCAAGTTGTTCAGCCGCATTATACAAATAGTCAGCCGAAATCTTACGATCATTAACTGTCATTGCTGCATCTAATGAAGTCTTTGTAAATTCATTGTATCGATTAGATGTTGCAAGATTTACTGCTTCTTGAGCAGGAGAAATCTTAGCTACTCCACCACTAGGAGCGCCACCTCCAGTAGTACCACCTGTTGCACCGCCCACAGCAGGACGCTGAATAAGCAAAGAAGACCTAGGAACAAAATATGTTTTTCCATCTGCACCAATAACTTGCTCAACCTGACCTGCGGCTTGTCCAACAGCTTCAGCGGATTTGATAGAAGTTAAAGCTTCTGTAGAACCTGGTATTGCCATCTGCTGAATAGCACCAGTAGGTCCAACTCCAAGCATAGTATTGGCAGATACTTCTGGTGGCTTAGTCATCAATGATGACATCATATAGTTCTGTACAGGATTAGCAGAATATAGTCCTGTAACTGGATTAAATTGAGTTTGTATACCTTCTTTTTGTGTCGGCAAAGCGCCAACAACTCGACCACTTGCATCTACACGTAAATCACCTTGAAATTTAGGTTGCATCGCAGTTAAAGTTTCACGAATCTGTGGTTGAGCAGGATTTCCCGCCAAACGTAAAGACTCAGATAGTGCTTGTTGATAATCAATTGGTTGATTAATTGATTGAGGTTCAACCCGTGTTTGTGAAGCACCTAATTTATTAAGCAATGAATATGGGCTAGATAGATCTGGTTCTCTGCCCAAAGTGGCATTTAGTGCTTTTCTAGTTGCTTGTTGTTCAGTAGGAGCAAATTTGCTTGTAAAGGCTGCTAATTCATCTTGCTGACGTTGAGCAATCTGTGAATCACGAATCATCTTCTGCATACTTAATGAAGTAGATGGAATATCCATCGCAGACTTAAATCCAATGCCAGGATCACCACTTAACAGACTGCCCAACAAAAACTGTTGAGTGGCTTGCTTTTGCATTGATTCTTTTTCAGTATCAGTCAAGCCCGTCAATGCGGCATCAGATAACAACCCAATATTAAAAGGCATAATTTACTCCTTAACCAAGACCTAACAAGCCAAGCAAACCTTGTCTTGATGTAGACGTAGATGTCTGACCAGAACCACCACCAACATTGATGCCCAATGCTTGATTGAGAATCTGTTGTTGTTCCAATGGAAGATTGCGGATTGCATCCAACTGTTGTTGAGAGAATCCTTGTTGTAACAATCCTTGGTCACGCAATTGATTGGCCTGATTAAAGCCAAGGTTCTGCAAGTTAGTAGCCGCATTAGCCAACTGAGTTGCACCAGAAATGTTTTGCTGATTTCCTTGCAGACCTGCTTGTTGATTAGCTAAACGAGCTTGCAACTGATTCTGAGCATTAGCCAAAGCCGCAGCATTTTGAGCAGATGCCCCAAACTGTCCCGCTTGATTAATTGCGGCTTGATTAGCCAAACCTGTTTGCTGAGAAAGACCAGCATTAAATTGAGCCATTTGGTTATAAGCCGCCTGATTAGCCAATGCCGCTTGTTGAGCATTTTGAGTGTTAAGTTGACCAGTAGACAGATCAATACCCTGATTAGCCAAAGCCGCACGCAAAGCCGCATCTTGATTGGCTAAACCAAACTGACCTGCCAATTGCAATGACTGTTGGGTAGTAGCCAAGTCTTGAGCTTGATTCAACTGTTGTGCTTGCATAGAACGAGCCAGATCAGCCTCAGAAGCTTGTTGAGCCGCTTGATAAGCCGCAGCGTTCTGTTGGGCAACCAAACGAGCCGCATTCTCGCCATAAGCACGATTAGTCTCTGCTTCTGCTACACCTTGGCGTGATCCACCAAATGCACGAGCCGCAGTAGCCTGTGCTGCAGTTCTTTGTTGTTCAAGTTGTCTAGCTCTTTCCAAGTCAGTAAGACTTTGCTCTGTAACTGCTTGAGTGTAAGGATTCATGTACTGCTGAATGTTCTGATTCAAGAATGAACCAGCCGCAACATCACGAATGTTTGCACGAGCCTGTGGAGCAATAGCACCCAAGGCTTCTTGAGCTACTTGCGCTCCAGTTACACCCGCAGCACCAACATCACGAACACTACCTCTACTTAGTTGGGCGGCATTAGCACGTTCAGCTTGACCCGCAGAAGCCGCTTGTGCTTGAGCAGGTGAATAACCTTGAGCAATGGCGTTCTGATAAGCAACATCTTGTGGTTTATACTGTGATGCAGTCTTCAGCATATTAGCAGCATCAGTAGCATACAAAGTTGGTGCGCTTTGAGTACTTCCATAAGTACGATTTAAAGCAAATGCTTGTTGTTGGTCAGGATTAAACCCTGCAAACTGACGAGTTTCTAATCCAGACGCTGTGCCTTGTGCGCCTTGATAATTTTGTAAGAATAGATCCTTGAGTGCAGGATCTAATTGTTGCTGACTTGAGCTTCCACCGCCTAGAGACATATTATTCCCCTTGTATCCATTTAATCGCATCATCATGTGAGGTGAAATACCGCCACATTTCAGTACTAGTTTCTCTCATTGCTTCTTTTCCTCTAAGCAATAAGACTATCATTGGTGCTATTTGTAATGAAATAATACGCAATGTGAGCGCATAGGCTCTGTCGTTGGTATTACCATTTTCAAGTTCTACAGAGTCTTGCCAAGCATTTATACTCTGAATCACTAAAGGCATTAGAAACGCCCTATTTTGATTAAAGAACTCATTTGTAGGTAGCGTCACCAAAGCGTTCCAAAAGACAGTATCAATGTCTTTTCTGCTAGGCTCTTTGTCTTTATCTACTAAGTCATCCCATAACTCAGCAATACCTGATAAAGCCACTAAAAAGTCTACAGCACTCTGGTTGCCACCAAACCATTCTAACAATTTGGCATTTCTTAATTCACGCCAATTCTCAGAATCATGTTCAATCATAATATATTTAACGCAAACTACCTAGTTTTCCATCAAATCTAATTGTCCCGACACGCCAATCTGATAATGTATTTCCTTCAATTTTAACTGCCAGTTGTCTGCCAGTTATCCTCAAAGAAGTGGGATTTGTCATTGAATATGGACCATAACTATATTCTGTGCTTGTTGGATAGAACTTAGTGCTAAATCTAGCTTTAACATCACCTAAGTTCTTTTCATCAGGAACTAATCCTGTCAAACTTATTGTTCTGTCTCCATTGCCTATCTCTACTGGTCCTGACTCAGCAAATAATGTCTGTCCATCATAAGCAAACCCAACCTCATGCTCATAAACATAGCCATCAGTTGATACCATTAATGGATTAGCAAAAATACCCTTATCTGTACCACAAGTACGAGCCAAAGTACCAATAGCCCAATGATTCTCACGATAATTGTAGGAAACATAGGAATCTATTTCAGTACTTGCTGAACTTGGATAATACCACCAGATTTCACCATAAGTAGAATTATGAACACAATATACTTTTGATTGCTGTGCAGTGTTTAGATTACTAAACACATAATCTGATACATCTGATACCAATGGCTTTACAAAACCATCATATATCCAGAAGCCTGATCCAGACATCCAAATACAAGCATTGTCAGTAGCGGCTACTGATTGCTTAGAAATAACACCACAGCCTGTTCCTACACGCTCAAAACTGTAAATAAAAGGTGGGCCAATGTATGTTGCAGTATGCACATCAACATCAGTAAACAGAATAGTTGCTCCACGAATGCGTTTAGCACATTGCAAAGAGCCAACTGTGGTTAACTCAAAGTCACCTGCTTGGTTTGTTGCAGCAGGAGTCCATACAGTATTGTTTTCTTGGTCACACCATTGAACTTTACGAGGATTACCACCTGCCCCAAGTGCAAATAAGAATCGTTCTTGAGTAGTAATTAATCCAATACAACTAGTTGGTGCGTTAGTAATTGCAACAGCATCATTGGCAGTATTTAATTGCCATTCAAGCAACTGACCATCCTTTGATGAGCAAGCAACTAAATACTCACCCCAAGTGTCTAAACTCCAAGTTGTAGCAGGTGTGTTTGATCCCGTGTCTGGTCTAGCAACGCCATAGGCAGAGCTTCCATAAACTCCGTAACCATAACCAATCTTTACTACAGCATCTGCATCTCCAGCAGTAAATGTTGCGGGAGTAATGTCTGTCAAAGTACCTGCCTCATTCATTGAATAAAGCTTGGAATGTGTGCCAATTCCAATTCTACGATTATTCGTATTGTCTTTCCAGTTTATCAACCCCCTAGCCATGCCAGTTAATTGACTAGTAGACCGCTTACGCCATCCACCTACTGGACGTATAGTACCTTCGTACCAACGAATCAAATTTGAGCCGTTCCAACGGCCTTTAGACTGATACTCTGTACCATTTTTGTATACGCCTGGAGGAATTTGTAGTGGAATATAAGCCATGTTCGTAGTCTATCAGGTAGAGAGGTTAGACACAAAGCTCATTGTAACAATGGCTGATGGAACTGCTGGTCTAGTAGGACTTGTTCCTGCGGCATATTGCTCAATCGTGACACCGACATCGGTTGGCCTCCACATTATCTCAACATAGTCTGTCGCATTTAAGCTGACAAAGTAGTTCATGGCAGCAATGATATGGAATGGGTCGCCAACACCCTTTCTGGGTGCAAAACCAAATCTGCTGTTTGAGTTAGCCACATTTGTACCATTAACTCGAAACCAGACATCTACATCCTGAGAAGCATTTGTTGTATTTGTAAACTGAATGGAAAACTGCAAGTTCCAAATACCCGTATCGGCTACAGTAATTCTGCTACTGCTTGCAATGGTCACTCCATTGGAGAAATCTGTAGTGTTAAATGTGACCGCATAAGCTGTTGTGGTGTTGGCAGCCACTTGGTCTGTAGAATCTTGAAAAGCTCCGTAAGGATTGTTCAAAAACTTGCCACCTCTTGGGCCAACGACCGACTGTATTGCGTTAAGTAACTTAGTAAAAAACAACCTCAAAAGTCCATTGTTTTGATTCTGGACATTTTGAGAATAGACAGCTCCTGATGTACCCAAACTAGGTATAGCAGGTATGTCTAACTGTTGTTTTGTAGAAGCCATACATTAACGCTTTATCAGGGTCTGCCAAATAGCACCTGCCGCAACCACTAAACCACCTACCCATAGAATAGGCTTGGCAGCAGCGGCAATCCATCCAAGAACCTTAATAGCCCCTTGCATGGCATCAATAGCATCTACAAGACCTTTGGTATTGTTATCAATCTTGTCTACTTTGCTCTCAACCTCAAGAAGTCGAGCATAGATTTGTTCGTGCGTAACATTTTCCATGATATTTCAACTTAAACAGAATTTCTTAAGCCATACAACTTCAATGTACCATAAACAGTATTTCCACCATTTAACATTGAAATTACAACAGATGTTATGTCGGCTGTACTTAGGTATGTTCCACCAAAAGTAGCATATGTGGATTTAGATACTGAACCATCATATGAGTTTGCACTGCCATTGACATTTTTATAACCATTGCCACCAACAGCATTTGGCAAGAATATTTCAAAATTACACGCATCATTTGACGATGTGGTTTGTGATCCTCTATTGATAACAATACCACTTGTGTAACCTGCTTCAATACTCCATGTTGAAGTACCTGATTGGGCAGTAGCGCAGATTCCTTTGTGGTTGCTTGTAGCACCATTAATCTGCATACCTAATCCGTAATCTTGTGATGTGCCAGGATAAATTCCTTGTCCAACAATCATGTAAGAAACGTAAGTAGCACTAAATCCTGTAACAGTTACAGTAGAAGCATTGCTTGCCGTTACTGTAGAGATAAGCACCAATCCCGCAGGATTTGCTGCACTAGTTTGTGTTGTGGAATCTGGAAAAGTAATTCCAGTTGATACAAGAGAGACAGCCATTTAAATGCTCCTATTAGGGTGTGCCGTTGCCGGTAATATTGCTCAGTGTTGTAAACACTCCAGCACTTGTCATACTTGCAATGGTTGTTGCACCATACTTAAATAGCAACTTTCCACCTGATTCAGTAATTGAAAAATTGGTTGTTGTTACAGATCCTGCGCTTAAATTTAAAGCAGTTCCTGAGATGTTTGTTCCAACCAACGCTGATGGAGTGCCAAGTGCAGGAGTCACCAATGTAGGGCTAGTTGCCAATACATTATTACCTGTACCTGTTGCAGTTCCAGTACCAGTACCACCTTTTGCAATTTTTAGGAATGGTCCAGCATCAAACAATGCGTCAATTGAATCTAAGTCTGTATTTATCTTGGTTCCCCAAGAATCTGTAGATGCACCAACTTCTGGCTTAGTCAGACTTAGATTTGTGGTTGTTGTATCAGCCATAATTACCTCTTAATTTAAAACAGTCCAAGTTTTACTTTGGTCATTTGTTTGAGTCCAAGTTTCATTTACATCACTTACATCTGACCAAGTTTCCGCAATATCTTCCTCATTTTCCCACTTCTTTCTACCAGAAGCAACAATTGAAGACTGAGAATTTATCTGTGCAAAAGTTTGGTAAATAGCAAAACCATTGGTTGAAACTATACTTTCAGGAAAAACTATAGTTGAAGTTGAGTAAATTCCAAATCCATAAGCAGTTATTGTAGATGCAGAAGTTATATCTGCAGAACCACTTAAAGTCCTAAACCCATTTGTAACAATGGATGAAGATGATGATAAATTTACTGAACTGACAAGAGTAGCGTTTGCATTTGCAGAAACAGAAGAATTGCTTGCTAAATCTACTGCTCCATCAACAATAGAAATTGCAAGCGAAGATATTGCCGCTTCTGAAAATGCGTATAAACCAAACATTATTAGACAGATGCGGCTTGCAATGGCGCAAGATTTTCTGTTGTCCAATAGTCTTTAGCCAACATAATCACCAAGTGTTCTTTATTGCGAGTCACTCGGTCTATCCATTGAGCATCTGTTATGTCTTGTGGCTTTCCACCATTGATTAGGTTGACGCTATCCATTGCGGCAGAGTAGTGCTGTGCAATTTCTTGTTCGGTTAGTGTTTCAGTAATCATGTTAGTCCTTATGGATGGGTTAATTTATATGCGTCAAATTCTGCTTTGAGTTCTTTGATTGCGTTAATCATGTACCAAGTTAAATTGTCTGAATTTACGGACAAAACACCAGTTGTTTCTTGCTTTACACAATCAGGCAAAATAGTTTGCAGTTCTTGAGCAATTACGCCCAATTGAAGACCTGTCTTTTTAATTGCTTGGTCTTGCGGTAACTCTGTAACTTCTTCAGCAATACGATACTCAAAATTACGCACTTGAATTTGCGTTAGTTTTTCTAAACCAATATTGTTGTCAACAATGTTTTTCTTCAAACGCTGGTCAGAAGTTACAGACCATGTTGCCCCATTATTGCCTTGATAAACACCGCCACCATTTGGAGAAATAAATCCTGTGCTTCCACCTTTTCCTGTCGGGCCACCACACCCAATTACAAGTTCATTATTTACAGTACCAGATGACGCAGTTGTATTTGCACCTAAATAAGTGCCTGAACTACCAGTTGTTAATGATGCACCAGCAGCGTTCCCTAAAATAACTGTAGTACTAGCAGTTGTTAAATTAGCCGCAGATTGTGTGCCAATAATTGTATTTCCAACTCCAGAAGTTTGTGCAAAAGCGGCTCTATATCCAACGCAAGCATTGTTATAAGCAGATGCCAAACTAACTTTGCTTGCACCTGAACCGATGGCTACATTCTGACCATTTCCTGTATTACCTTCGGTATATAGGGCTTGATAACCAACAGCCACATTGTCATTATTACCGCCTGTGTATAAAGCCAGTGTGCCAACTGCAACATTTTGTGATAATGTTCCACCATAAGATGCTTGATAACCTAATGCTGTGTTATTGGATGTTGTGGTGTTGGAGTAGAGGGCTGAACTACCAAATGCCGTGTTGTTTGAACCAGTTGTGTTATATCCAAGAGCCTCGTTAGCGCCAACTGCTGTGTTGTTTGCACCAGTAGTATTTCTCCGCAATGAATCACCGCCCATTGCTACATTCATTGTTCCTGTCGTGTTTAAATACAAAGCCGCATTACCAACGGCAGTCATAGAGCCACTTGTATTTGAATTTCCAGCGTATGTTCCAACCATGACATTGCCATAGCTTGAGTTTGTATTTGCCGCACCAGCTACATAGCCAATTGCTGTCAAATACTGTCCTGAATTACCAGATGAATAACCCAGTTGGGTATTAAATGTGCTACTGCTTGTATTTCCGTACACAGTACCCAATGCAGTAGGCGTAGCAGCAGAAGCACCACCACCAGAAGCCGCAATGGTAATTGCACCCGCAGCATTGGTAATCGTGACGTTTGTTCCCGCAGTCAATGTCGCTTTTGTCAGCGTGTTGCCTGTGCTATTACCAATTAACAGTTGACCATCTGTATAAGTGGTCTGTCCTGTACCGCCATTTGCAACAGGAAGTGTTCCTGTTACACCAGTAGACAAAGGCAAACCAGTTAAGTTAGTTGCTGTACCGCTAGATGGAGTTCCTAGAACACCACCATTAACTAAAGGTGATCCAGAAGAGCCTACATTGACCGCTAGAGCAGTTGCTACTCCTGTTCCTAGACCAGACACACCTGTAGAGATTGGAAGCCCTGTAGCGTTCGTTAAAGTACCGCTAGTAGGTGTTCCTAAAATAGGAGTAACTAAAGTAGGTGAAGTAGCAAAAACTAAAGCACCAGATCCAGTTTCATCTGATACTGCAGACGCTAAGTTAGCAGATGTTGGAGTTGCCAAGAATGTAGCAACGCCAGTTCCTAAACCAGAAACACCTGTACTTATAGGCAAACCAGTAGCATTTGTTAAAGTGCCACTAGAAGGTGTGCCAAGAATAGGTGTTGTTAGTGTTGGACTAGTTAAAGTCTTGTTTGTTAGAGTCTGAGTTGAATCAGACAATACTGCCTTGTCAGCAGGATATGTAACAAATATTTGCTTTGCATTAGAACTGAACGATACTTTTGCATCTGCATTACTAGACTGCAAAATAGTTGTTCTAGCTAATGTCAATCCATCGGATGATAAAGTGCCTAATCCAATTTCAAAATCAGCACCATCAAAAATGGAATAGTAAGTAGTGTTGTTTGCACCAACACCCGCAGAGAATGTTTGAAATCCCGTGGCAGCACCACTAAGTACAAAATCAGTTAATCCTGATGTACTTGTAGTTTCTTTGACTCTATCAGCAAGTACAAGTGCCATAATTAACTCAATGTAATGTCTAGATCACCAGCAGGAATACGGAAAATGTCACCACTTAATATTGTTTTACTGACCGCTAAATCAGACCAAGCAAGGAAATTACCGGCAGTTGAGGCATCATAAATTGCAATAGCTACAAGTGTTCCCCATGAGCCAGTAGCTGTAGGAAACTCAATATTTGCTGAGTTTGTACAAAGTGTAGTTGTCCCGCTTACTGTGAAAGTAACTGCAGTTCTAGCATATCCGCTACCACTTAGTTCTGTACCGCCACCAGCATCAGTAGGAGCCGCTGTATACAAAGCAACATACAAAGCAGTTGGAGATGTATAGGCAGTATTTGTAAAAGTGTGCTTTAGAAGTTTGTCTTCTAAGTAATCTGAGAATGAACCAGCCATTTTTTACCCCAAAGATCGGGCACGAACAATCGGTGTAGAAGAAACAGATGCCCTTTGATCTGCCACTTCCATGTCGCCCAAGGAGTTTGTATATAACGTACTCCATGTAGCAAGACGCTCATCATCTTTCAAATATGGAGTTGCCTCAAGCAATGCACCATATAAGTACAAGTCTGGGGCATATACAAGAAGCCAGTTGCTTGTGTTTGAATCACTCAACGCAGTAATCTTACCATAGTAAGTTAATTCACCTGTATAACCAGTATCAGGAGTAGCAATTACTTCGATTTGAGTGCCAACGATAGTGTAATACTCTGGCTTTCCAGATGCAATAATTTGACCTTGCCTCAATTCATTGGCCTGTTTATCAGTTACAAACTCCATGTATGTAATTGGGTTTGTATTCAAAATAAACTCTTTTGCCTGTAACCAATCAGAAGGATAGGCAAAATATTGCGTGTCAATAGTGGCAGTAGCCCTCTTTAACATTTGACGCAAACGCAATTTACGATTAAATTTTGCTTCTGCCAAAGTGATAAAGGAAGGGATAATTGAAGTCAGGTCATCCCGATTAAGATAATCAGCAATGGTTGTCTTCAGTCCACTAAAGGTATCAAGTGCCATTTTCTACATCCCTACACGCTAGTGTATGCTCATGTTTGAACTCAAATGTTCCAATATGGAAGATCTCCTTAGAAAGATCTTGATCCACATATGTTTTATGCCCATTCTGGGCGGCTCTACGGCAAAACCAGACATCTTCACCAATGTAGTCTTCCGCAGCAGGAACCCAAGGGATAGCAAACCAAGGATATTCCATAGATTTATAGACTTCGGATTTGACAAGCATTACGCCCATCCCGCAGTAGTCTACGTCAACAAGTCCTGTTGAATCGTCATCAGTATATACCCTATTTATAAATGTTGCATCCATATCTGGGGTATTTTTTTTCACCGCAATTGGTTCTGTAGGAAATCTGCGTTTGGCATAGTTTCCACAGACAATACCAATATCATGTTTTAACAAGCGAATAATGGAGTCTTTTGGGAACCTCATATCGCTATCCAACCATAGGGTATGCGTACATTCTGCCGCAATCGCATCCCTCGCCAAATCCTGACGTTGTGCTGACAACAAAGTGCCAGAACTAGTGTAAATCACTACTTTATGATTTGTTGTGCCTACTGTATATCCTACTAGTCTAGCCAAATCAAAAGCAAATCCCGAATTAACAAAATCCCGTGTTGGAACCAAAATTCCAATGGTCTTACTATCCATTAAACTTCTCCAGGTCTTGTGCGAAATGCACGATTGTCAGGATCATTGAGCCAACGCTTCATATAAGCTTCGTCATCAAGTTTTCCTTCCGCTTTCATTTGATAAAACAATGCCATTGGAATGGATGCCACATGGTGCATATCACCTTTCCAATTAGCCTTTTCATCAAAAGAATTAAATCTTTCTTTATTGTCTGAGACTATCTGAGTCGCATCAATAATGGTTTCAATAGTGGCCTCATCTTTTTCGGCATCGTAATGCCACATCTTGCGAGTGCCAGTTTCAGTATTAATGTCAAAAAGTTTGGTGTGCATAAATAAAAAAAGGGTGGGTTATTAGCCCACCCCTTTGTCTTCAGATTAGGTCTGAATTGTTGAGTTCAAGTCATAGACTGCGCCATGAGCTTTCTCATTCTTAACTTTCAAGCCCCACTCACACAAGAGCATACGCTTCTCGGCATCACCTGTCTTAGCCAGTTCAACTGTCTGGAAGGGACGCAGATAGCAAACGCTTGCGTATTCAGGATCAAGCACGAAAACATCACGTTCACGTTGGAACCTGTTGGGAACAATACTCACGTTACCAAAATCGGAAACATAAATATCTGCAGCGCCAATCAAAGTAGCGGGTTTAGCACCACCATTGATGTTGAAACGGCTAGAAGCGATACCAGCCATCTTAGACAAGTTCTGCTTGTTAACAGGACCAGCCATAACGATAGATGGTGAGCCGCCTTCTGTCCACACCTTCTGAATTACGTCTTTCAGCAATGCTTCGCTGAATGAACGCAAGTTAGTTGTTGTGGCATCTGTACGAGCCGCATCAGGGATAGTAGTGTATGAAGGATCACCACCACCAGAACCTTCGCTTGTATTGGTCTTCAAGAAAGCCAACAAACCAGCGGTCTTACGTGCGGCAGATGTAGAACCAGCAGTGGCGGCTTGGTTAGCCAACATTGTGGAACACATATCACGCTTAATTTCCGCAGATTTTTTAGCCATTTGATAGCTCAATTCTGAGCGACGACCTGCCTTGTCAACAGCTTCCAATGTACCAGCAATGATTACATCCTTACGGCTAATCTGGGTGTAGTTGCCCAAACGAACTGTAGCTGTAACTGCTGTGAAAGAGGTGATGTCATCGCCCTCGATCTGTGCATTAGTTGTGCTGGCAGCGGCCAGATCATCGGTTTGCCATTCAAAGAATGTATTGGTGACGTTTTCACGACCAATGTTACTCATAAATGGAGTCTCTTCTGGAGAGATCTGATAAATGACGTTTGAAAGATCTTCCCTAACACCCTTTGCGTCAAAGCGGGTGTAGGTGTTTGTAATAGCAGCCATGATAGGTCCTTAAATAAATTTCTCGAAAAGGGATGCGGCATCTCTGACGCTTCCAGTTTGTGCAAGGCGTTTTTTTGCGTTATTTATATCACTAGACTTAGAACTTACGCTACCTGCTGAACCAGGAGTAACCATCCTCGGAGCCTTTTTAATCTTTGCTTGGAATTCTGGACGCTTACTCATCATCTGGTCATATTTCCACGCCTTGTGAAGCGCCAATAATGCCCGTGAATCCGTAATCGTATTCAGTTCCTGCTCTGAAAAGCCCAAATTCTGACCATACTCTAACAAAGCTTTGCCTTCTTCCTTGGCTTTTTCAGGAGAACTCCATTCTGGAATTTTCTCTTTCAACCGAGACACCTCGGTAGCCATGACTTGTTGCATAGTCTTTTGTAGTTCAGCTTGACGCATTTGGTTAAGACGCTCTTGCTCTGCTTGTACCGCATATACTTGTTGTTGCCTACGCTGATGTGATGTCCATTGACGGGCATATTCAGTTGGATCTTCAACTTCTAATCGGTTCCAATCAGGCTCTTGCGGCTGAAGCTCCTGCAGTTTTTGCTGTAATTGTCCTAATATCTGAGAGTATTGTTCACGCTCTCCACGTACTTGCTGAAACTCAGACTCGACTAATTTGCGCTCTTCTGCTAGTTTCTGCGTTTTCCGTGT